AGACTCGTCGTCCTTGAACTCTTGCATGGTTACCTCAGACTAGCCCTCGTCATGCGAGCTTCCACTTGGTAGCTGGTCACACCGTCGAGCGGATTGGACTCGGACACGCTGGTGATGATTGCGTCGAAGGACCAACTGCCGACGCCGCCGCTTATGGCGACCAGTTCACCTGCCGTCAGCCTGGCTAGCTGGCACTCGGAGGACTCCAGCACCTCGAATGAGACAGAAGCGTCCCAGCCCGTGGAATAGGCTGTGGCATACCGGGAGCCGTATTCCTCGACGTCGAGCGTACGCGCAGTGGCGGTCCACTCGACGTTGCGCACGCTCGTGACGCTCGTTCCCACCGTCAGGGTGGCATCTTTGCCGAGCGTAATAGCCAAGCCTCACCCCCGCCGAGCGGTAATGGTGTAGGTCACTGGGCCGTCGATCGCCGCGTTCTCGGTTACAGACACGATCATGAAATTGCTCGTGAGCGAGTTGCTCTCGAGCGACGCGACCACGCCAGTCACGTCGTGGCACTCGATCTCCCACGTCTGCGTTTTGAATCCGGCATCAAATGCGCGATAGCCGGCTCCGCCGGTTGCGCCGCTGATGTTGCTGCGATTGCTGACATCGACGGCCTCACACTCTTCGGTGAACGTCGCCGAGATGATGTCCAAGCCAAACGGAGGAGCTGCGGAGTCCTTGCCAAGATCGATGGCCATCTATTCACCCTCTGTATCAGGACTGGGTCTTGTACCGCGTCGCGGACACGGTGAACGTTTTGATTCCGTCGAGCGGCTCCGAGCGAGCCACGTTCGTGACCAGAAACTCGATCGTGTCTGCCGTCTTGAGGTTGGTGTGGTCCAGCGTAAAGGACGCGCCCACGCTGACGCCTGGGTCGTCGACGCACTCGACCTCGATCGTCTGCTCGATCAAGGTCTTCTTGTACTTGCGAAAGCCAGCGGACCCGTCGGCGAACGACGTGCACTCGACCTCGTTGGCCGCGTTGTTGATCGTGATGGACCGAGCACCTGTCAGACCGGTGACGGTCACGTCCTTGCCAAGAGTTACAGCCATCGAATCCTCCCGTGGCGGTGTTTGTCAGACTACGACCGTCGCCGTGCTGGATCGCAGGGGGTGTGGACGACTAGGGGCCGCGGATCTGGTCGCGGAACTCTTTCTCAATGCGTGGCTGCGCCAGCTTGAGGCCCTTCTGCATGTACTGCCTGCGCTTGATGCGGATCTTGAATGAGTAGGCGCCTGTCATTGTCCGTCGCCTGCCGTCACGGCTCCGTCTCTTGGACGAGCCCTCTTTTGGCGGCGTGTTGGTCAGCACGCCGTACACCCGGCCTCTTCCGCTTTTGGGGATCGGCTTAAACCAGCGTCTGGAAGACCCGCCACGCTCGACCAGCGCGTTGAGTTTTGGAAACTTGGCCGGCCCGACAACGACCGACTCGGATCTTCTGTCGTAGTCGAACTGAATATCCGACAACAGCATTCCTTTGGGATTGCGGGTGGTCTTCCAGCTGGTCACCTTGTCCGACAGTGGCACGCGGTTGACGAGCGCGACCAGTTTAAGGTTGAACCGGGTACCAACCGTGACGTTGACAGGTCGCTTGCGCGGCACACGGTTGGACATCGCACCTTGGGTGCGACGCATCACAATGGCGCCGACTCTGGTCAACGCTTTGGCGCGAGCCTCGCCGACCTTGCGTCGAATGCGCTCGTTCTGGATTTTGAACTTGCTCTTGGGCAGGTCGAGCGTGAACTTGAACCCACCGCCTGGCAGGGGCGTGAAGGAGCCACCGCGGGTCAGCTGCGAAATGCTCGCCATTACGTGTTGACCGCACGGAATACGATGTAGCTGGCTGTGATCACGGCCCGCCAGACGTTGCGCTCTTGTAGGGCCTGGTCCGGGTTGACCTCCATTTCGACAGACGACGGCGATGTCACGCCCGTCGGGAACGTGACGCCGGCAGGCCAGACGTGCGACCTCAGCACGTCAATAACTTCTTCGGCCAGCTCGTACATGTCGTCGGCGGTTTCCTCGTTTGGCGTGTGCCTTGCGACGAATACGTTGATTGCGTACGTGTACTCATGGTTGGTGCGGTTGACGCGATTAATGGTCACGGCACCAGGCGACACCACGAGCACGGCGTCGGCCAGTTCCTCGATCTCGTACTCGGGCCAATTCAGTCGCACCACGCTCGGCTGTGTGGCGACCGACGACAGCGTCGTCGCGTCGAGGCCTGACCGCACGGCGTCGGCTAAATCAAGCAGCGTGCTCATGGGCCTCGATCTGCTCCACGTTCTTCACGAGCCGCGGGTCGTCCGGGCATCGTCGCACAGCCTCGCGGGCGTACCGCAGGGCTTGTGGGTGCTTGCCTAGATTCCAGGCAGCCACGGCAGCCAGGTCGTAGGCCTTGGTCACAGCGTCCGGGTCGGTGGCGTGCGTTGACTCACCAGTGGCCTGCATGGCCGCCTCGGCGAACGTCAGGCACTCCTGCCACTCCTGCCGCTGGTAGTGCACCCACGCGAGTTGCTGCCACGCGTCGGGCTCCGCCTTCGCCTCGTAGGCTGCCCGGTGCAGATGCCGCTCGTCTTGCGTCAGCCGGTACAGGGCGCGGTATGCGTACGACCGCTCCGTAGGCGTGCCCGGCAGGCCGAGGTAGTGTGCGAACGTCGCCGCGGCGGCCGGGTGCCCGACCCACTCCTGCTCGCGGGCGAGGTACCAGTGAGCGCGGGCGTCGTGCGGTGCCTCGCGGACGGCCACCTCGAGCAGCTCGAGGTCCGTCTTGTGCCGCTTGCCAGGCGTCCGGTGGTGATGGATCTCCAGACCGTCGGCAACGGCCTGCACCTTCTCGCCTGACCAGCACACGAGCCCCTCGTGCGTCGGTGCCGACCACCGGAACCCGCGGCGGGCGTGGACGCGGTCCGAGAGAAAGACCAGCCCGGGCACGCCGGGTGACTTCCACGACCACACGTACCGGTACCGCAGGTTGTTGACGTTGCCAGTCCACGCCCGCTCGATCGCCTCCCGCCACCCGGGTTGCAGCCGCTCGTCGAGGTCCAGCCGCACGCACACGTCCACGTCGTCCGGCAGGTGGTACAGCGACAGGTTGTGCGCGTCGTCCCACCGCCACGGGATCACGTTGCCCGTCATCACCGTGATGCCGCAGGACCGCAGCCTCTGCGGGGTCGAGTCGGTCGACCCGGTGTCCGTGACGATCACCACGTCGGCGCCGTCGGTCGACTCGGCCCAGTCGATCGCGTGGGACTCCTCGTTCTTGGCGAGCGCGTAGATACCGATCTTCACGAGCCGCCCCACGTGTAGATGGTGTCGTGCGGCAGCCGCTCCGCGACGGCGTAACCGTGTGCCGTGAACCACGCGTGCACGTCGGCGGCCGTGTGGCCGTAGCGCGTCTCGTTGCCGATCGTCTCGACGACCACCGCCGGCCTGTGAACCGACACGGTCACCTCCGCACCCTGCAACGCCTGCAGCTCGTAGCCCTCCACGTCCAAGTGCAGGCAGTCGACCTGTGCTGCGAAGTCGTCAAGCCTGAGCGTCGGGATCAAGCCGCCCGGCTGGCAGTAGTAGCCGCCGCAGTTGCCGTCGTGGTCCACCCGCATCGACACCGGCTCGCGGTCGATGCCGAGCGCGGCCTGCACCTTGACGACGTTTGGCTGCTGGCAGTTGCGCACCAAGGCGTGGAAGTTGAGCGGGTGCGGCTCGATCGCCAGCACCTGCCCAAACCGTGACGCGTAGGCCGCCACGTAGAACCCGGCATTCGCGCCGGCCACCACCACCGACCGCCACTGGCTGACGTGCCGCATGACGCGATCCGGCAGGCCGGCCGCCATGTGCATCCAGTCCCAGCAGCCGCGGTCGGCCGCCGGCCACCACAAGCCGTCACGCTGCTCGAGCTGGTCGTCAAGCGTCATGTGATCACCGCACACTGCCGCAGGCCGTCGTCGATCCATCTGGCAGGCCGTTTGGCTTGGTCGAGGAACTCGAGCACCGCCCGCCGCACCTGCGGGTTGTCGCAGTCGTCCGCCAGGATGGCCGGGCACGCAGCGACCAGCCGCAGGTCCCGTAGGGCGCCCTGGTAGGAATGGTCGCCGTCGACGTGGGCAAAGTCCGCCCGTGGCAGCTCGCGGACGTGCTGCGTGTCCACGACGACGAGCTGGGCATCGATGCCGCGGCGGGCTCGGACGGCGTGCCAGTGCCGCAGGCACTCGGGCGAGTCTTCGTCGAGGCCGCCGTCGATGCAGAGGTACCGTGCCATCGGTGCCGCGACGGCGAACGCCGCGAGCGAGTAGCCGGCTCGGGTGCCGATCTCGATCACGCTGCCCGGTGCGAACTCGGCACACACGGCAGCCTTGTTGACGTAGTGGCCGGCGGCCTCGTCCGTCAGGCGAAACCAGTCGCCAGGCCGCCAGACGTCGACCAAGGCTGCCAGCACCTGCTCCCTACTCGGTAGCATCGAGCACCTCCCAGACGGCGGCGGCCGGCAGCTCGCACACCCACGCCTCCGCGTCGTGCACGCCGTAGGACACGATCACGCGGTCGCCCTGGACGGCGAGGCCGGCGGCGAACTCGATCACCCGCAGCTCGCGGAACGAGAACCAGGGCGAGACCCGCGCGAGCCGCAGGCCGGCGTCGAGCCAAATGAACCTATGCTCGTACACACGCTGCGATCCGACGTAGCACACCTCGTGCACGCACCCGAGCCAGCCGTCGCGGAACGGCACGAGCTGCGACCCGCCGCGGAACCGCTTGGCCAGCGGCGTCGTCGCACCGCGCCTCGACAGCACGTAGCCGCCCGGCAGCTCGGGATTGGCGTCGACGGTCACTAGGTGGCCGTCGTGGTGGCAGCCGTAGAGCCATCCGCCGGGAGCCGCGAGGAACGGCATCCAGTTTTTCTCGTGCTGCTGCGTCGAGACGCTGTCGAGCACTCGCAGACCGGACATGGTCGCAGAGCGGATGTCGAGGTCCGCCGTGGCGATCCGGCAGCGGCCGTCTGTCCACGGTGCCGCGTTGCGCACGGTCGCCGACACGCCCAGACCGGTTTCGGTATGCCGCAGCCGGCAGTCCTCGAGGCCGTGCACCGGGTAGCCGCTCGTCGGGTATTCCGGGGCGACGATGTGCCGCTGACTGACGACGCCGAGGTCTTCGTTGAACCTGACGAGGATGTTTTCGGTGCGAATGACGCCGCCGTCCGCCTCGGGCATCCGGTACTGATGGTCGACGATCTGGTAGTTGCTCGACCGCACGATGCCGATCAGGTCGCCGGCCACGACCGCGATCGTCGGGTTAAAGGTCGACCACCCGTCGTGCACAGCCTCCACGGCGATCCTGACGTGCCGCACCGCTGGCACCAGCTCGGACAAAAGCGGCGTGTACCACGCGCGGTTGCTGCGGGCGAGCTGCTCGGTCTCGACCGCCAGGCCTGGCACGGCCAGCAGCTGCTCGGCCGCGCGGCGGCCGGCGGCGATCTCGTCGCAGTAGAAGGCGTGCTGCAAAAGCCCGGCCAGGTGCTCCACCATGCCGCCATCGTGACCCGCGGCCGGCAGGCGGCAGAGGGGGTCAGGCAGCCGCGTGGACGGCAGCGTGCCGTACCGTCTCGCGGATGCCGGCGGCCAAGGTGACGGCCGGCCGCCAGCCCAGCAGGTGCTCGGCGAAGGCTGCGTCGACCAGGCTACTGCCCAGGTCGCCGGCTCGTGGATTGCCGTGCACCGGCGGCGGCAGGCCACGGCCCGTGACGGCCTCGACCTCTCCCCGCACCAGCTGCTCGAGCTGGGCCACGCTCGTGCCCACGCCGGTGCCCACGTTGGCCGGGAAAAGCCTGCCGTATGGCAGCTCTGCAGTCAGTGCCAGCACGTTGGCTGCCGCCACGTCCCGCACGTGCACGTAGTCCCGCACCTGGCTGCCGACGCCGTGGATCTGGCACGGCCGCCCCTCCATCGCCGCCCGACAGAAGATCGCCACCACGCCGGCCTCGCCGTGCGGGTTCTGCCGTGGCCCGTAGACGTTCGCGTACCGCAGCGCCACGGCCTGCATGTGGTACCAGTGTGCGTGCCACGCCAGGTACCGCTCCGCCGTGAGTTTGGCCAAACCGTACGGGCTGACCGGGTCTCGGACGGCCTCCTCGACGGCCGGCTCGCGCACGTTGCCGTAGACGACGCCACCGGACGACGCAAAGACGATCCGCCGGCAGTCATTCCGTACGGCAGCGGAGACGACGTTGATCAGCCCGACGACGTTGACCTCGGCGTCGAATGCCACGTCTCGCACCGACCGACTCACGCTGATCTGCGCAGCCTGGTGGCAGATGGCTGTCGGTCGCACCTCTCGGACGACCCGCTCGACGTTGGCGGCATCCCGCACGTCGACCACGTGCACCGCAACGCCTGGCGGCACGTTGCCGCGGCTGCCGGTCGACAGGTCGTCGAGCACGGCGACCTCGTGGCCGCCCGCAAGCAGCTGGTCGACGACGTGGCTGCCGATGAAACCGGCTCCGCCGGTGACGAGGATCATGAGTCGGGGAACGCTGCCGTGGGTGGCGTGAACCCTGCCGTGTACCGAGCGACACCTTTGGTGATGCGGAGGTCGTCGATGTATCCCGAAAACGATCGTGTCGACGGAGCGAACGCACCGCCACCGATCACGAGCGGCCCGCTGTTGTTGGTGCTGACCGTAAACGACACGGTGTTCGACGCAGACTGCACGCCGTCAATGAAAAGCCGCAGTGTCGATCCGCTGCGTGTGACGGCGACGTGGTGCCATGCGTTCTGGGTGGGCTCAGTCGTTGTGACCGTTTCGGTGCTTGCAGCCCAAGGCACGAAAATGATCCCACTCCCACCAAATTCCAGCGTCCACGCGTCCGATGGGGTGCTTCCTACAGGACCCTTGCCGACCAGTCCGGCGTATGTCTGATTGCCACCGTCGTGGTAGTACCACAGCTCGATCGTGAAATCGCCGGACCCTAGTTCGAGCGCGGTGGCCGACGTGATCTGCACGTAGTCGCCGCTGCCGTCGAACTTGCCACTGGCGCCGCCAAACTTGCTTTGGGTCGTGCTGATCTGTGCGTTGCCGTTGGCCGTCGCGGAGAACGCGTTGGACGACGAGTCCGTGAATGTCGTGCTGGCGTTGGAGCCGTCCATGTGCAACAGCAGCGACACGCTACTGAAGTCTTGATCGGTTGCATTAGACGGCGGCCACATCGAGTTGCGCTTGTACCAGTAGTGCAAGTGCAGCGGCCAAACACCAACAGCACTCGACGTGCTGGGGGCTGGCGGACCGATCCCGATGTACCCGCCTGGTATGCGCCCCATAGCGTCAAGAAATCTCCAGATAGCTGCACACGAACTCGAGGTCGTTCGACGCCGATGGCGTAACCACAATCGACCGATCCTCCTCAAGCCAGATCGTCGTGTCCTTGCTGACGACGACGAGCGTGGCGTCGGCCGGGACAGTTACTGTCGAGCAGATAGCGTGACCGGTGCCGCCGCCGTCATCTTGGCTGTGCAGCTTCACCGTCACATCACAGTTAAGAGACCCGTCGACGTTGGCCACGTAGAGCGACTGCACCTGCAGCGCCTTGCCCGAGCTGGCGGCGTTGTTGAGCAGCACCGTGCCAGTGGCGCCCGTGACCGCGGACAAGTACGCGGTCTTCGCAGTGATGGTCGTGGGTCCGACGATGTTGGGGGCAGCCATGAATCACCTATGACAGTGCGAGGATGAGTCCAATCGCGGATGCAGCTTGTGCGCCTGTTGGGCCGGTAGCACCGGTTGGACCACCAGAAGGCCCTGTCGGACCTCCAGCTCCGGTTGGCCCAGTAGCTCCTGAGCCGCCCGTAGGCCCTGTGACTCCTGTGGAGCCTGTTGCACCAGTCGGGCCAACGTCGCCAGTCGGTCCACCAGACGGGCCTGTGGCGCCTCCAACACCGGTCGGCCCGGTTGGTCCGGTTACATTCGACGCAGCACCGGTCGGGCCTGTGGACCCTGTCACGCCTGCTGATCCAGACGAACCGGTCGGACCTGTGACGCCAGAGGCTCCGGTCGGTCCTGTGCTGCCGATCGAGCCAGTCGGGCCGGTGACTGTAGACGCAGCTCCTGTCGCACCGACAGCACCGGTCGGGCCTGTCGGGCCGGTGACCGCAAGATCGATCGGACCGCTTGGCCAGCCGCCAGAATCTTTCGGCCCGTACAGCTTTCGCCCGACGCTGTCGAGGAACAAATCGCCGACGTTGCCGACGCCACCCGTCGGCGCAGTCACGCCGGCCAGGACGGGCGATCCACCGGAAGGGAGGCTGTAGAACGGCATGGCATCACTTTGCCCTGTGGGCGGCCTTGATGTGAGGGGGTGCGGTCACGCGTCCGGCCCTGCAACCACGCCTTCTTGCTGCCCGACCTTCGCGACGTAGTTCATCAACGCCCCAACCGCCGCCGCGAGGTCCTGGTCTGCCTCCGCTCCCGCGAGCAGGTCGCGCACGTGGAGCCGGATCGGCTCGACGGGCGCCTCTTCGACGCCGGTCTCGGTGGTGCGGAAACGGACAAGCGTCACGCGGGCTTCGGCTTCGCCGCCCGTGACACTGGACACTACGATTTCGCGGACCCACAAGCGGTCGTACGTGGCTGCGTAAGACAGCGGCTCGGCAGCGTACAGCGTGGGAATCTCAGGCATGGCTCAGTCGCTCCTCTAGTGCGGCGATGCGTGCGTTGCTCTCTTGCAGTGCGGCTACCAGCAGCGGCACCAACTTGGACAAGTCAACGCTCTGCCAGATCGGTTTTCCGTCGCCTCCAACAGCGTCCTTTTCTCCTGTCACCGCCAGCGGTACTGCGTTTGCGAGTTCATGGGCGAGGAATCCCTCTCCGACGCCGCCAACTCGCCACTGCCATGTGACTGGCCGCAATGACGCAAGCCGTGCGGTTGCGCCATCCATCGCCTGCACGTCGTCTTTCAGTCTGTAGTCGGACGAGGTATTAAACGCAGTCGCTGCGTTTGTCGTCGTTATGCTTCCAACCGACGTGCCGTTGCGAAGAATGTTGAGCGTTGTCTGACCAGTACTTCCTGTATCTGTGTTATTCCATCCAGCGGCGAACGTAGTCGCCCCGTTGTGGTTGATCGCTAGCCTGCCCCAGTTCGTAGTGGTGCTGAGGTACAGGTTGTCAATCCATGCGGAGTCTGTGACCTGTAACTTGAACGCTCCTTGATCGGTGGTACTGCCGATGAGAACCTCGCCATCCGATTTCACCCGCACCCGCTCGGTGCCGTTGGTGACGAACGTCAGAATGTCGGCCCCACCCCGTCCGACTCCGGTGTTGGTGTCACCGTCGAACCCGTAGACGACGCTGTTCGATGTGGTGAGGTCATCCGCCAGTATCGCAGCCGTTGCCGTGAGTCCCGGCACCGTCACAGTGCCCGTAAAGGTAGGGCTCGCCGTCGGCTGCACGGACAGCACCGTGCGTGCCGTCGCGGCGTCCAGTTCCTCCACGTCGCCTGCACCCGCAGACGAGCGACCGAGCAGGCGGTCGGTGGCGGAGACGTTTTGCAGTTTTGCGTACGTGACGGCGTCGTTGTCGATCGTCAGCACCGTGCCGCTGCTCGAGATCGTGATATCGCCCTTGTCGCCGTCGCTGAACCCGACGCCGGCCATCCCTGTCGGCCCTGTCGCGCCGGTTGGCCCTGTCACGCCTTGTGAGCCTTGACTGCCGGTCGAGCCGGTCGGCCCTGTGGCACCGGTCGCGCCCACGGATCCCGTGTCGCCAGTAGCGCCCTGCGCTCCGGTTGGCCCTGTAGGCCCGGTCGATCCGATGTCGCCTTGCGCTCCAGTTGCCCCTGTCGGGCCTGTTGCGCCAACGTCGCCTTGCACGCCTTGCGATCCCACAGCTCCTGTCGGCCCTG